ATGCTTTGTTTAAGGATTTAACAAACTCTGGTTTGTCTTCAATCCATATTGGTGTTTTAAAATATTCTACTATTTGCATTATTTAAACGGATATCCAAGATTCCACATGACTAATGAATATCTTACTCCTTTCGTTACAGGTTTAACTCTATGCCATACAAATGAAGGAAATACAATAATAGATCCTTTTGGAAGTATTTCTTTTGCTTGCCTTAAATGTTTAGTTTCTTCTCTCATATGAGGATCATAATTTCTAAAATCAAATTCTAATTCACCACCTGTATATTCAGACCCATCAGTTAATTGACAAGTCATCGAAAGCTTTCTTATTTTACCATGTTCTGGATGATTAAGATCTTTTCTATCATAAACTTTATCCCAAGAATCACAGTGCCAATCATAATACTGATTGAGTTTATATTTTGTAAATTGACAAGACTCTGATCGATCCCAATCAAAATTCCAACCTGCATTTTTATTAGCTTGATGAATGTATGGGTGTAGTTCTTTATATATCCATGGATCATTGAGCCATACTAAATCAGAATTTCTTTTACGTTTCATATCCTTTATTTCTTGTTTAGTAAGTTCTCTATCTCCATACCCACCAGTTCTAGCCATGGTTTCAGCTTGTGATAAACCATGTCTAATAATGTCATCACATAATTTTGGTGGTATTGCAGATGTAAAATACCAATAATAATTAGATATATTCATAAGTTATTGTTTGTATAAAATTTAATGAATCTTTTTGATTATTTGAAATCACATACATATTTGTTGATGGAAACATAATGAACATATTATCTTTTAATTCTATATCCCAACTTCTTCCTTTTCTTCTATTGTCATCATAGAAAATTCTCACAAAACATTTATTAGTTTTAACACCATAGAGTAATGTATAATCTGGTGAGTGTCGAAGATCCACTGGATCAATATTTAATAATGGTTGTGATATTTGATTAGGTTTATAAATATCACCAAATGTTTTTTTATTCACTAATTGAAAACCATATTCTACATTTACATGTTCTCTTATGTAAGTATTAAGCATGTCCCAAGTTCTCGAAAATGAAAACTCTTTAGCTGTAAATGTAGATTGTAAAATGTCGCCTGATAATTTATCTCGGTCTATTTCAAAACCTTTCGGCATTGAAACATCACCGTAATATAAAGCTTGTTCTGTTAAGATTCTTTTTTGCATGCCACCAACATGACTAGTATATTAAGCTAGACTATTTGTCAAATCCCAAGATTGTCCTTCTTCATTCCAGTTGTAATCCCATCTGTGAGTTCCAGCTGTATTTTGATCTTCTTGTTCTTGAGTTAAAGAAGGGGCATCACCGATTGGAGATTTCCAAGATGCAGTTGCAATATGTTTTACCCATGAAGCATATGGTTTTTTAGGCCAAAAGATTTGATCATCTTCATCCCAAGTATAACCTATACCTGCATAATTTCCTCTAAATGGAGTTCCACCGTTTTTATGTTCTCCGCCAGCTGTATTGTATGAAGTTTGAATCCACATTTGTGCAGGCCAATTATTATGTCTTTCTAAATATTGTTGACCTACCGCTTCGTCTTCAACTCCGTCAGCGTTAAGCATATCTTTATTATCAAGTGTTAATACTTGAATAACTTTACCGTTCGCTCCTAATTTTGCAAAGTGTGCCATAGTTGTCTCCTATTATATATTAAGTTTATTATTTAGTAAATACATCATTATTACTGATATTTGTATCTTATAATAACAATTCCTGAACCACCTGCTCCTGCATTACATCCTCTCGGAGATCTACCTCCTCCACCGCCACCAGTGTTAGCTGTTCCCGCTGTATTAGCAGCTCCACCACCACCTGGAGAAGTTGATCCATCTGAATTATATCCCCCACCTGCTCCACCTGAAGCTCTTACCGTTGCATCACCTGGCCATGCTGAAGAACCTGTTCCAGCATTTCCTCCTGGTCCGCAAGTAGATGCATTTCCACCTGAACCACCAGCTCCGCCACCTCCACCTGCAGAGTTTAAAACCCCATTTCCACCAGGATTACCTTGAGGAGGAGCTACAGGAGGGGTATTTCCTGTTCCACCTGGTTGAGTAGGTGTAACATCTGGATTTGATTCTGAACCACCTCCACCTGAACCTCCTGGACTTCCTGAAACCCTAGTGTTGCCTGGAGGAGTTCCTGATCCTCCACCTCCTCCACCTCCAGAGGAAGTAATACTTAAAAAAATTGTATTTGATCCATTTGCACCTGCATTAGGAGGAGAATTTGGTGTAGTAGGTCCTGCTGCTCCACCAGCTCCAACTGTTATTGGATATGAAGTTGCTGTAACTGTAAGTGAACAATTAAATCTATAACCACCTGCTCCACCTGCTCCACCTGGAGAACAACCATCTCCCCAACCGCCACCTCCACCACCTGCAATAATTAAAGTATTAACCTTATCTCTTTCAGGTGCTGGTGTTAAACAGTTTCCAACTGAACTAACAGCAAAAGTACCAGGACTTGTAAAAGTATGAATTTTAAAATCTCCACAAAAGGTTTCAGTTCCACCTGTCGCTACAATAAAACTTGGTGCTTCAGCAATATCACTCGCCTTTGAAGCATCAGTTAAAACCCAACCTCTTGTTGCATCGACATAGATAAATTGTGAATTGGCTCCTTCAACAGTAATATCAAAATTAGTTGTTGAGCCTTGAATTTTATTTCCATTTGCATTTAATGTTAAATTATTTGTATCAAATGTATTTGCATAATCTTTCAATGCAATTACATCTCCAGCAGTTGGACTTGCTGGTAGTGTTACAGTAAATGCTGCACTTGTTGTATTGCAAAAATATCCTTTGTTTGATTCTGCTGTAAAAGCTGTTGTTTTGGCTGTGGTATCCCATTCAACAACTCCAGGTAAACCTGCTATAGTTCCACCAGAATTATTAATTGTACCACCTGAAATTCCAGCTGTTGTTATTGTTCCTGCATTAGTAACTGTTACACCTGATGCAATAGATAAAGTATCGCCACTATCTCCGATAGTTGTCGTTGTCCCTTTTCTTGGACTAATTTTATTTGTCTTAAATTCGCTCATAGTTATTGATATTTGTATCTTATAATAACAATTCCTGAACCACCTGCTCCTCCTGATTGATTATTTTTACCACCACCTCCACCGCCACCTGTGTTTGCAGTTCCAGGACTAGCAGCTCCAGGTAAACCTGGTGCACAAGCTCCATTTCCACCACCTCCAACTCCTCCTGGTCTTCCTCCAGTCGATGGTATAGAATAAACTGTTCCACCTCCACCTCCTGCTCTTGTTATTGACGATCCTGTTATTGAATTTGCTGAACCTGCTCCACCTGTTCCACCATTAAAATTTGGGTTACTTGGACCTGAAGCACCTGATTGTCCTATAGCACTAGCACCTCCTCCACCACCGCCGCCAGCTCCTACTCCAGAAACCGCATTTGCAGAAGCACCACCATTATTTCCTTGTGGAGGACTAACTGGTGGACTATTACCTGAACCTCCAGGTGAAGAACCTGTGCAACCTCCGCCACCTCCACCACCTGAACCACCAGGACCTCCAGTTACAGGTGTTGCACCTCCTGCCCCATAACCACCACCTGTTGATGTAATACTTGAAAAAATAGAAGAATTACCTTGAACTCCATTTGTTGGAGAAGGACTACCTGGTGCAGCAGCACCTCCAGCTCCCACAGCTATTGGATAACTTGTTACACTAACAGGAATAGTTCCTGCAGGACTTGGAAAAGATGTTCTATGTCCTCCACCTCCTCCACCACCACCAGCTTTAGAACCACCACCTCCACCACCAGCAACGACTAAATAATCAACATTATTAGGTCCTGCTCCAACTGCGCAATTAGCTAAACTTGATACAACAAAAGTACCAGGCCCCGTAAATGTATGAATTTTGTAATCTCCAGATGTTGTAATAGTTCCACCTGTAGCTGTTATAAAACTTGGTCCTTCAGCAATATCCGAAGCTTTTGCTGCACCTGTTGAAACCCAACCTTGAGTTCCGTCAACATAAATTAATGTAATAGATGTACCTGCTACTGAAATTGTAAAATTGTTTGCTGTTCCTTGAATAGGTTCACCATTTCTATCTATTGTAATATTATTTGTATTTGCTGTGTTTGCATAATCTTTAATACCGACTAAATCACCTGCTGATGGTGTTGCGGGTAGTGTTACTGTAATACCACCTGATGTTGTATTTACAAAATATCCATTTCCTGCAACGGCAGTGAATCCTGCTGTCTTTGCAGTTGTGTCCCAATTAACTTGATTGTCGATTGTACCTGTAATGGTACCACCTGAAATAGTTCCTGTATTTGTGATTGTTCCTGAATTGGTAATTGAACCAGAGTTCGATAAAGTTACACCACATGGTATTGCAACAGTATCCCCGCTGTCGCCCAGTGTGACTGTTCCACAGTTTGTTGTTGGTGTAATTTTATTAACTTTAACTTCACTCATATGTCCTAATTTTGATATTTGTATCTAATAATAACAAGTCCGCTACCACCGTTTCCACCTGCACCTGCAGGAGAAGGTATTCCATATTTACCACCACCAGCTCCACCACCTGCGTTACTTGATCCACTAGCACCGTTCCCTGAATTACTTCCAGATCCACCTCCACCAGATCCTCCAGATCCTCCAGAACCAGTAGTTGCATAAGCACCACCTCCGCCACCGCCAGATCTTGTAGTTGGAGAACCAGTAATTGAATTTGAAGTTCCTGGTCCACCATTTCCAGCATTTGTGGGACTACCTCCACCACCTGTGCTTCCTGATGCACCACCACCGCCTCCGCCGCCACCATTAACAGTAACACCAGAAGCGTGAACACCTGATCCACCGTTCGCTCCTTGAGGTGGACTTACAGGAGGTGTATTTCCTGTTCCACCAGGTCCTGGATTAGCGGGACTCTGTTCTGAACCTCCTCCACCACCAGATCCCCCTGGAGCACCTGTCCAAGGACCACATGGATCACTAGGAACCGCTGCATGACCATTACCTGCACCCCCTCCACCAGCTGATGTTATACTCGAAAAACTTGAATTACTTCCATTAGAACCTCTTGGTCCACTGGGAGCAGAAGTTCCTCCTGAATTAGGAGCACCACTACCTCCAGCTCCTACTGTAATAGGTATTGATCCAAATGTTGCAGGTAAACCTGCACATCCAGATGGGTAGTTTGTTCGATGACCTCCGCCACCACCTCCTCCACCACCATTAGCTCCTCCACCGCCACCTCCAGCAAGCACTAAATAGTCAAATGTATCTGAACCAGCTGGTGTTCCTTCATTTGAAACTGTGAAAGTTCCTGGTCCTGTAAATGTATGAATTTTGTAATCTCCACAACAAGTCACTGTTCCACCTGTTGCTATTATATAAGGTGTAACAAGTCTTCCTTGAAGGGCAGATGTTGAATCCTGAACATTTATCCAACCTTCTGTTGAATCAACATAAATTAAAGTTACTGATTGTCCTTCAGTGGTTAAATTTGTTTCTCCTGCAATACCACCAATTTTTTCTGAACCATTTGGGTAAATAGTTAAAGTATTTGTTTGAAACGTTCTTGTATAATCTGCAACAGAAACAATTGCTCCAGCAGAACCTACTGGTAAAGTAACTGAAAATGGCCCTCCACTTGTATCACAAAAATATCCTGTTCCACTCACTGCTGTAAAACCTGTAGTCTTAGCCGTTGTATCCCAGTTAACAGTTCCAGTTCTCCCGAATCCTGTTTGTGATGCACCTGCTGCTAATGTGATTGTTTGACCACATCCACCTAAAGTTACAGTTGATCCACATTTTGCAAGATAAGTATTATCACTTGTATCTTTTATCGTGTTTGCTTTATAAACTTCCGCAGTTACTGTATGTGTTGCACCACATTTAGTAATAACGGCTGTCCCGCATTGATCTTTAATATTATCTACTTTTATTTCACTTGCCATAATTATTGATATTTATAC